CTTTGGCGGAAAGCGGATAACCCAGCCTCCCCAGCCGCTATGATACCAAGTCTCAGCCAATAGATAAATATAGTCTGGTGCTTCCGGAATCGGCGGCCCATATTGCCAGAAATCAACGGGCTCGATTTCATAGGGGGGGCATTGTAGCCAAGTGAAATTCTGGCAATTCGCCGTCAAAAATGAAATCTTGGCGGCTGGGTCATTTTCCAGAGTGGTAGCAAATTCTTGCGCTATCTGTTCTTCTGGCGTCATTCGCTTTCCTCCAATTCCACCAGCTCTTGAGACTCAGTCAGCAATAGATTTTGAAATTCCCGATCAACTGTTTTTTCGAAGAAAGAATTAGTAATCACAATATCTTGTTCAGTGATAGGCGATAACCTGTCAAGGTCGTCATCGGTCAAGAGAAGGGGGGTCAGGTTAAGTTGTGGCATTATTGCCCTCCGATTATAGCCATATACATCGTAACTATTTTGATTATGCCCATATAGATACCAAGGGCCGATAAAGTCAGGATGGCTATGATTAGAACGCGGGATATTATTACAAATGCCCGATGAGAGTTTGGAAGATTCCAAAACAAGTCCACTTCGTCGGCCAGGGGGAGGGGGGTTAGATTAAGTTGCGGCATTATGCAAAGCCTCTGAATCTTATTGGCTCTGGTCCACCTCTGGCTATATATAGCCATTTTCAAGTTACTGATTTCTCCATCGCCCAAACAAGTTCGGCATATATTCCATTCATATTCCGGGGGTTCTATAAATTCAGGCGTAATTAACTCTTCCCATCCCCTATCACCTTTACAATGAGGACATTGTACTTTCCTCGTATTATCTCTCCAATACAATTGTGCTTTCCTCATATCATCTCTCCAATACACTCAAATCTACACTAGCCAGCGCCGCCGCTTCATCTTCAGTCAGGCCGGCCCGTAGGGCAGCCTGCTCTATGCCTGCCCCGGCGTCGGTGTACAGTTTGATAATCGTGGCGGTTTCTTTTGATATTTCCAGATCGTCCAAGGGATCGACGGCAAAAATCGGCATTTGACCAATGGAGTGATCAAGCAAGCCCTTAGCAAAGCTGCCAAGATCGAAGCCGCCAAAACCCTCGTACTTGTTTTGCCCAGCAATGGCCACTGCCATCTGTTGCGCTCTGACCAGGGCGTCATAATATCCCGGTCGGCGCTGATTAACTTTCGTCTCTGCTGGCTGCCGGGCCAGTCGAAGAGCGCGGCCAGAAATGTTTCCGCCGGCTTCATCGAGGGCCAATACCCGTAATTCTGGATAATCGCGCTCGATTTCTTTTGTCATATTTTGGATACTGCTAATCACAGCCTCGATATCCAATGGGGCAACAAGCGGTACGGCGCTACCATCAGCGGAGCCGTAGAGGGCATTGGTTTCCTCTCTTCCTGGCTCTGGACGTTTAGCCGCAGCCGTCCCGGTCAGGCTTGTCTCAGTAAAAGTAGGGCTTTCTTCGGGCTTGGTCACTCCAAAGAATACCCAGATCGGATCAGTAATTTTCCGAATCTGGTCATTAAGTTTTGATGCCTGATCATCCACTTCTCTGAACTTACTTTGGCCCGGGTGAGTTTCCGACCAACCCCATTCTAACCCGACATTATTGTGCTGGATTAAAACTAGCGGAATAAATCCATAGGGCTTGGTCCAACTCGATCCAATTTCATTCCAGGCCCAGGGCTTCCCGTCAAGCAAAGTCGTGTAAATCACATCATCGCCGTCACGTATGGCGATTTCAGTATACACAACGGACTGATCGGTAACGGCGCGCGGGTCTGGCCGATCCTCTTGAATTTCATAACCTTTTACATTGCCCATTGCATCTAACTCCACGGCGGCAATGTTGCCAGGATGAATGATGTCGAAAAAAACCTTGCTGTGCAGGGTATCGTCTCTGATCAGAATCCCAACGTCCCCCATCACCGAGCCGTAGAGGGGAACAATATCCTTTTTAACCTCCCAATTCGACCATTGCCAAATTTGGCGAATTGCTGCGAGCAGACCCTCATCATTGACACCATCTGGAAACACTAGCGGGATGTCGGCCAGCGCCCCCGCCCAGAGGTGAGCTTTCCAGAATTCGCCGAGCCGATACACCGGGTTGTAGATGTTTCTGATATATCTATAAAGACCGAACTGAGTCTTGTATCCTTTCGGCCAATTCCGACTTGCTATCTCGTCATAGACAGTGTTTTCATAGAAAGCCCAGTTAATATCGTATCTGAGTCGCCGACTATCCCAACTGTTAAAATCAGCGTCTAAGTCAAGCGGGTCCGTTATGATATCTGGCTTTCGGAAGGCTTTGGTTGCTGCCGTTAATCGTGTCATAAATTTTCCCCACCAATGCATATTACCCTCTATAACCAGCCAGCGGATTAGCCCCGGCCGTTAGCGTCCCGTCTTGACCCAAAATCAATTCAGTGTATGCCCACACCTCAGCGTCCAATCGGTTTGGACTGGGGAGCCCCGGGACCCAGGTACAGAGTTCATCTTCTAGGTCGGCAAAACTGCCGATATGATGCGCCCGGCCTTGCTCAAATAAGTTGGCAACCGGCTCTGCCCGCGTATATTTCCCCCGTGTAGCCCTGACGGTTTTGTACGACACGTGCCGCCCGCCCGGTACATTTCTAATGACATCCTCAATCATATCGCCGCCGTTGTTGATCTCGCCTACAATGCAATCGGCGTGAAACTTATGATAAGCTGTTACTACCGCCGCACCCCAGGCGGCCGGCTTGGCACCCTCCGCCGATGTATTATCATCCAAAGTGTACCCGTGAATGACATTATTTACAAGGGCAATGCCAGCCACAACAATGCCAGTTTGCCCGCTTGTTGCGTGGGGGTCAACGGCAACGACAATCCTGTGAAGCGTTGGCGGCTTGATGATGCGGGTTTTTTCGAGCAATTCCCTGGACCATAGAGCATTGGGGTCATCGTCCAAAACCTCACCGTGCAATTCTTGCCGGGCCTGATGGGTCCCCTCATATTTTTTGATGATACGCTTGACGAACGACGGGGATAGATTGGCAATGTTGGCATAGGTCGATACCATGGTATTAATACAATCTGGATCGGCGATAAGCTTTATAATCGCCTTAATTGGCCTGGGGGTTGTGGTGACAACAACCTGGGGTCGGTCGCCAATTCTAAGCCCCATTTCCATATTATCCCAAGTTTCGATGGGGTATCGAAACTTGGCTAATTCGTCGATCCAGACCGCGCCGTGTTGGGGCCCTCTTAGTTGGTCGGGATTGTCGCCACTAAACGTAGTGGCGATGACACCGTTAGGCCAGGTCAATCGCCGTTTGCTGGGCTCGTATTCTGGCATAAAATCGGGCGGAGACACTTTTTTGATGCTGCTTTCGCCGATCTCAACCATTGTATCTCTCACGTCGGCCACTGTCTGGCCGATCAAGGCGATGGGAGGATGGCCCTTTTGTCGGGCACGATTAATGACCCACTCAGCACCAGTCCGCGTTTTGCCCGCGCCGCGCCCGGAACGCAATAGCCAGCAAAACCAGTCTCCTGGAGGGGGTAACTGATCCGGTCTGGCCCAAAACTTCCAGTCGTACAACAGGGCCTGTATTTCAGCTTCAGTCAAGCCGCTCAGGATCGTCTGACGCTTTTGTGTTGGCAGCAATGCTATCGAGTGCGCTAAGGAGTTTGTCACGCGGGCTTATAACTACCTCGACCGGGCCGCTATCTTTCCCGACAATTTCTTGCCGCTCGACATAGCCCCGGTCCTTCATTTGAGTTTTGGCATAGAAGATAATCATGGTCGTATCACCGTCGGCAATCTTCTGATACATTTTACCTTCGGTGAAATCTTTCATTTCTTCGCGGGCGTCGGTTAGAGCTTCCTTGACAGTTGGGTGCCTGTTGATCAAGTGATGAAGATGGCTCCGGCTTATGCCCAGGGCCTTGGCGGCCTGGGTGATAAAACCTTTATGATTTTTTAATGCGCTTGCCGCCTCGGTAGCGTTCACTTTTGTCATTTTTTATACTGTCAGATTTGTAGCTTGGGCTTGCTCGGCCAAACACGGACACGGCCAATGGGTTCGCCGCGCCGGCCGGCAAGCGCAAGGCGTTCGCTTGGCCTGGTCGAAAGGGCCTATGATTTCGCCGAAGTCATAGCAAATGAGGCATTTGATGATGTGAAGTTTCATTAGGTTGGTCATTTCCCCAGCCTTTCGCACCATCTCCCCACTGGATAGAAATTGTTGGCTATGTCAAATGCTATTTCGGCGGGAGATTGGGTCCATTTTGGCGTTGGTTTTTTGGGGAGTTCGTTCATTTTTCCTTCGGCGACCCGACATCCCGGGGGGCAGTTATTGCCGCCCAGATGATAAAGTTAGCCAAATCAGATAACTTCTCTTCGTCTTTAGAAGATGATTCGCCCACATCTGCGGGCGTTCCCGAAACGGGCTGGAAATGAGTTCTTAAATCATCAATACTTTTTTCCAATTGGCTTAATTGATTTCTCATATGATCTAATTGATCTGGTATTTGTGGCTTTTTTTCTTGATCTTGTATTGTTGCCATAATTCACCTTTGAGATTTTTAATAATGTTTTCGGCGACCCGACACCGGGGGCCAGCCAGGAGCCGAGCCGCCACATTCAAGGAGGAGAATAAAGAGGTCTCTGAGAGACCATAGCGGGAAGTGGGTTTGAACCACTGATCTTCGGGTTATGAGCCCGATGCCTTACCGCTTGGCTATCCCGCTTTGAAAATTAATCAGGCTCGTTGCCGATTGGTTGAGATGTAATCAGCCTGAGCCAAATCTGAATCCCCCCGATGATAGCCAAAACCACACTGCCCCAACCAATGGCGCTATCGGTAGTCATCATCGGCGTGATAACTGCATCCAACTGGTCAAATATTTGAAGGGCGCCCAGGAGTACACCCAGGCCAATATACAGCGAGCCGACTTTTATAGTTTTGCTTTGTGTTAGTTTTTTCATTGTTGTCATACTCCAATCCACTTTTTCAGTATTCTCAAAACTACTTTTGCGTCATAGCCTCTCACGCAAAAACCGTCCAAGAACTGGACGTACGCCTCAGTTTCAGTTCCATGTCCACAGCAAGCATTCATTATCCCACCCAGAGTTCCAAGACATATATCGTGACCTGCACTCGTGCGAGGCTTATTACAATGTCCGCATGTTCTGCTTTCATGAGTAAGCTTGACGGATTCTTTAGTGTCGGAATAAACCCATTCCTCACCCGACAGCAATTCTATTGAATGTCCTCTATAAAAATCCCCACTTTCGTTTGTCCTTATTTTATACTCCAATCCATTTCTGAATAATTGCCCACAAAATGCCCAGGATACCCGTAGCCACTGCACCCCCTACGGCCCAGGTTATTTTGGCCTTAAACTGTAAATCGTTTATAACTATGCGCCCTACCTCTATTTGTTTTTCTATTTTGTCAACCCTCTCTGTCAGGCGGAGCGTCTCTGATGTGTGCGTAGTTCGATCTGCTAGGCGCTCAATGGCCTCATCTTGCCTCATATGCTCCTTTTCAAACATAGTGGAAATTGACGCCAACCGGGCGTCCAGAGCATCAAATCTGGCTTGGAAAAGTTCGCGCAACATCAATAATTCGTCCATCATAGATAGTATATTTCGTTGCGTGTACTTTGTCAAAGCAAATGGCCCAGTACTCAAGGAAAGTACTGGGCCTGGGTAATGTGGTTTGTTCGGAAAAACAGTGTTACTACTGAAATCGAAAGACTTCTTTTATGGTCACCTCCTTTGCTTTGGCGTCCCCCGGCGAATGGGGCGGGCGCGTCGTTGCGCCTTGCTCAGTGATGATACGCGGGCCCATTATCGCCTCTATCTCGGCCGTCCAAAGTCCCTGCCTGCCTATCATCGGTATAGGAGTCGACATAGGGCATAAATTAACGAATTGCCAGGCGAAACGACCAGGTGAATAGTCGCCAAAATCCCTTTCCTCTGGGCTGATCCACCCACGATCAAGGACATCTTCTACCCTGAAGATGTTTAGCAAGTACACCGTGCAAATGGCGGCACCGAAAGGCAAATCTCCTATTTGTTTGATGCCGCTGTCCTTTAGAGCCGTGACTATTTGTTGGTTGGCATCACCTTTTCTCGGAATTCTTTTCGCTGCGTGTATTAAAAGTGGCCCCCGGTAGTAGGTGGCCCAAGATCGCGTCTCGAATTTCTTGTTGCCCTGGGCTATCAAACTCGCCCAGGGCTGCCATAAAGTCAATGCTTTCATTTTGTCGCTCATAGTCCTATCCCTTCGCCCGCTCTGGGGCAATAAAAAACCGCTTTAAGTAAAATCGCACTTTTTATATTTACTCGCAACATTGAAAATAGCTTTGCATTGTGGACAGTCTATCTTTGCATCGTGGGGAGTATCTATAATAACTTGACCATCTTCACCCGCCAACCCCCCATCAAGACCACACAGGGTTGCGTAGTCTGCACCTACATCTGGTATATGATGACTAATTTCATCATCTATTTTTAGGGAAACAACTTGTCGTCCATTACGATTTTTGCTCACAGTCTTTTCCTTTCGTTTCGTTAAGTTTTTCGCGTAAAATTCCTATCACTGTTCCCGCTTCCAACCTGTACAATCGCCCGAAGGGGACATTCCAATCGAGGCCAGCTTGCCGCTTGGCGTCACGGTAGGCGCTAACGCCTAACCGATCGACAAGCCGGGCCACCTGGCTGAATTGGTTCGTGTTGGCTACCAGTTCTCTGCTCATATCAGCCTCAGCATTTCGCGGGCTAACCATTCCGTGTAGGCGGGGGGAATAGCTTGGGATAGTTCGTTTTTGGTCATCCAATCTATCCCCATTGCCGCCGCGCCGTCACGCTTTCTAAAATAGTTGCCAGTTACCGTTATAAATTGCGAAGTGTCAAAACTTTGATTTACTCGTTTTCCTCTTTCGTTTACCGTATTTTTATTGCCACATCTACCCCAATGATAGCACATTCCCGGCGGAAACCAGATAGCCGGCCAACACTCAAACAACCGATGGCGTCTTACTCGCAATTCCGGGAACATCGTACCACACAACATAAGCGGGTTTTCAAGGGGTGCCCCTGGTACATTTTCGATGATGTAGGGTTTACCGGTCGCTTGTAGAGCTTCACGCGTTGGCCCAACAAGGTCAGGATAGCCGCCCTTGGATAAGCCCGCCGTAACGCTGTACAACTGACAAGGCGGCCCGGCCACAATCAAATCATATTTATGCCCGTGTTGGGCTACATATTCCAGGGCGTCCCCTTGCACAAATTCAAATGGATAACGTTTTTGTGGGTTGATGTCTACACCTACTATCTCAGTGAAGCCTGCTCTTGAATAGCCCATTGCTGCGCCGCCTGCCCCGCAAAATAAATCAAGTAATCTCATTTAGCGCCACCTCTGGTCTTCCCCCTCAAATTTTACGCCTTTCCATAGGGATTGAGCAATCCGACTAAGAACGGCCAGCCCCGTATCACTGACATGCTCCTGTTTTGACTTGCGCCAAACGGCTTGAAGCTGTTTAGGGGAACGGTTAGCCGTTATGATGGTAGGTAGCTGCTTGGCGCATCGTTGATTAATCAGATCAAACAATTTACCCATAGCCCATTCGCTGGTACTGGTTTTGTCCAGATCGTCTAGCAATAAAATTCGAGCGGAACGAACCCGGCCCCATAACTGTGCCTCAGTCAAACCGTGCCGTGACCCCCAAGATTCTTTTGTCGCTTGGCACAATTCCGGCCAAACGGCTAACCGCGCCGGCCATTCGTTTTTAAGGGCAATCGCCCTTAAAGCCGCCACAGCTAAGTGTGTCTTACCCAACCCATAATCACCATGGAGGAACAGCCAATTATTGCGCCCCATTCCAACCGATTCCACATAACGCTTGACGGCGGCTAATGATTTTGCAGAGGAAAGGGGGTTTTTTGCCGTATCCCACTTGTCAAACCGATATTGGGCATAAATGCCATCTCCTAAGCCAGCATCAGTGTTTAGCTTTTTTATGCGCTCCTGTAAGCTATCCGCATCGTTCTTATCGGCGCTCATTTTCGCTTTAGCTTGCCCTGAAGGGCATTGACAAAATGAGTGCCGATAAAAAAACGTTTGCCCGTCGCTATCGCGTAATAGCGGCTTGACTATAACTCCGCAATCTGGGCATACCCACTCATAATCAGCCGAACATCTTTTCTTCCCAGGCGTCGATGTTAGCTTGGTTACGGCGGAGGTAAGCGTCTGCTCTGGTTTCTCCTGGCGCTTGTTCATTAGCTTCTGGTTGTCTATTTCTACTTGCTTGCGTGTTTGTTTGTCCATTGCTATCTCTCCATTTGGGGGAACTGATATAATTTACAATCCTGGGAATTGATGTAATACCGCTTTCAAGGGCCTTTATTATCGCTGCTTCCAGCGTTCCGTTCAAATCACTGGCTGCTATGCCGAATTTTTCTTTAACGGCCAGGGTAGGGAATTTTTGCGGCGGCCGGCGGCCCTTAGCTTCGGCCTCAACTGCTAACTTATCGAAAAGGGTATGGGCGGCTTCTGTGTCTGGCAGAAGGGGGCCAGTGGTGATTTTGTTTTCCAAAAACTTGATAACGCCTGACCTTTTGCGCTCCGCTTGCTCATCGCCCAAGTATTGCTGCCACTCAGAGAGTGGCAGCTTTAAGACCTTGACCTCTTTTTCCGAAAGCAAAGAAACAGCACAGCTATAGTCCGCGTTAGCGGAAGTCTTTTTATCTTTCACTTTATTTAAAGGAGTTTCTTTTGTGTTTACAGTTTCTGTAATAGGCTCTATTACATTATTTGTAACAGATGGTGTTACAGTTTCTGTACTGGTAGGGTTGCTCTCTGTTACAGAAACTGTAACAGAGAATTGGCAATTTAGGGAATAGCTAAAAGCGTCCCATTTAGTACTCCCTTCAATCTGGATAACAAGGCTTTTATCTATCAATTCTTTGATTGCCAACTGAACAGTTGATTGTGACGAAATACCAGTTCCATCTCTTATCTGACTATAAGAGAGTTGGTCCTTTTTTTTGTGCCAACCCGTTGTCTTGCGAACTACTAAACACAAGACTTTCCAGGCGTTCGGCTTAACATCTGGCATTATGTGATCAAAAAGATAGTTGTCCATCATTGTGTATTTGATATCGGGATCAGCAAAGGGGAATATAACAATTTTTTCATTCATCATTCGCCACCTTCGGCGCATTTATTGACTTTTTTAACATTTGGGTATATACTTTTTGTATACATTTTAACCTTTCATCCACTGAGGGGATTGGGAAGCGCCGGCTGCAACCGGTGCTTTTATTTTATTGGTTGGTTTGCTTTTGGCTGGCAACGGCAATACTTTCGTCGTTGCTTAAATCGTCTATCCCCTTTGCGCCAATCAGAATATTTTTCTCTATACCTTTTGGCTTGTTTGGGGCCTGTTCTTGTAATTCTTTCTCTGAAAGGTATCATAATTTCGCTCCATAATAATCATACCACAATTTAGCCTTCATCCTCAATTTCTTTTCTAATGATGTTCAGGCAGGCGTCACAAGTACAACCCATCTCCTCACTGGCCCGCCTCTCTAGGGTGAAGTTATTATTCATTCCTTTCGCCCGCTCTGGCAGAAAAATCTTTATGGCGACTTTAACATCTTGGAGTGGTACTGTATCTCGTAATACGAGATATTCGATTGGAGTCGCCTCGCTATTTGCCAATGTTCTAAGTCGGCGAGGGCCAGAGCCTTTTGCCCAATATCGGCAAAATATGGCATTGCCCGGCAGTACCGTTGGGCTGGCTATAAAACCGGCCTCGCAATCTGCGTGGTGAATATCACCATTTGCATGCGTTGGCACATAAATGATTTGTGTGCCCCGTTTTATCATATCCTTCCGCCCAGTTAGCGCCTCCCAGCCACAGTTAGCGCACAATTTGAAAATCTTGGCTGTTTTAAGATGTTGATAACGCCGGTACAATCCACAACGTTCACATAGTTGTTCATTCATAATCACCTCGATTTTGCTTTCTTATTTATCCTTACAGAAGGATCGCCTACTTTCCTGAATTGGTCAATCTCCGAATGAGCGGCGGCATAACCATCAAGTGCCTTTGTGTCCCAAAGACGCGAGCCTTTAACATATATCGCTCTGTATCCCCCCCCCTTGGTGCTGGCTCCTTCCTTTAATACGAGAGATTTTATCTCTGCTTCAAGGACGGCCGCTGTGTCGCGGATACTTTTCGAAATACCATCAAATTCAATGTCGAGGTCGGCCAACTGTGCCTTTATTTCATCAGTTAAGACTGTTTTTATGGCAGCATTTTTATCCATCTTGACCACATCCAGGTGAGCGTCAAGTTCTCTCAATTGCTCTAATTTCATTTGAATATTACTCATTATTTGTTCCTTTCGGCAGCCTCAATTATTATAGAAGCCAAACCTGATTTAGCCTCACTGGCCTTGATTTCAGCTTGTAATGTTAATTCTGCTTCCGTTAGCGGTTGACACGTAAAACAGCGATATACCCACTTTCGCGGATCACATGGTCGATCTCTTTCATCGCCATTGTAGTGCAGCAAAAGGAGATGGTTACATTTGCTGCATATCCCACCTATACCAAAATCCGTTCCCGTTGCTTTCCTGAAGCGCCCATTAGCCCGTCTCATTATGAGATGGCTGTTTCTTGCTTTGTATGGTTTTGCCATCATTCTACCCTTCCGCCCACTCTGGGGCAATAAAAAACCGCTTATGGGCTTTAATCTCACCTCGTTGCCCTGTCATCCCTCACAGTAGGGGAACAACAAAGCGAGATTAAAAACCGTAAACGGTTTGGCTGTGAATACCCCTGACAGGTGGGGTTAAGTTGTCACCAGCCCGCCGTCCAAAGTATCCCCAACGGATCGTCACGAACGGGCCAGTAAGGGGATTATACCACATCACTGGTCTAGTTACCAATAGGATTTTCCTATGGCTGCCAGGGATGGTATAGGAAAATTTTATCCTTTTGGGGGCAAATCAATATCCAATGCGTGGCCAGCCAGGATGAATAGTAACTTATCATTATCGCCCGCTGCTGTCAGGCTTTTGATTGCCTCTGATCCTAGCGAGCCGTCTCCTTCCGCAAAGCGGATCAAAACATAATCCGCCAGTGCCAAAAGTAGTTCATTATCATCATTACCTTTTGCGCTGACTGCCAACGCTCTGAGTGCCTCTGCCCCCAGGGTCCGTTCTCCTCTGGAGAAACGGAATAGAGTTGTATAGACAATCCCTAATTGTTGGCCCCAGGCCAAATATCCAAGCGGCTGGCCATTGCGGCCAGCGGCTAACCGCCGGGTCTCCAAAATTTCTATCAGTTTTTTCATCCTTGCCTCCGCGTCAATAATTTCTTCTATTATAAGCTATTATTGCAATGGTGTCAATACCCCAAATGTTATCCCCAGCTATCCCCGTCTTATCCACAAAAATACACGGCAAGAAATTATGTATGGAATGTTGGCCTAAATTGGTCTGCTTTACTATTGCAACGATTGCAATAGTATGATATAATAGTCTTACAGTTAGTTGATCGGGATTAACTGCAAAGCAGTAAAGGAAAGGATGAAATTATGGACTTACAATTGGCCGAAGATTTATCAGAGCAGATTTCACAAAAAGGAAAAGACCTCGATAAAATCGAGGATGATGGGGGAGAAAATTTTATACCAGAGAAATCCCTCCAATGGATGGATGGCTACAGAGAAAAAATCCAGATAGAAGCAAAATTTTATCTGGTAGTAAATGAAGGTAGCGAAATTCAGTTCAATGAAGAAAAAACCGCATTCCGCGTTGTGACCCAAGAGAATCGGGGAAAGAAATTCTGGTAAACACCTCCCCCCAATAACTGCCCCGGCCAACACCAGACAGCCGGGGCGGAGCTAATACCGGAATAGAAGGGCTTCCGGTGAGGGACTGGGGATTATCAAAAATTCAATAGTAATATCAGAAAACCAAAGGATTGAAATTATGACCGGATTAAACGAATGGATAGGTACGAAGTATTGCAAGAAGTGCGACTTGATTGGGCGACAATTCTGTCGATGTAATTCAATACCAACACTTGATCCGATCTTGCTGGCTCCGGCTGGCCTAACTATTGATGATCGAACTTACTGGCATCATCGCGCCCAGGACTTGCTCGGCCAGCCTGTTACTATAGTCAACCAATGAAAAATCCCCCTCTCCTTTGAGCCAGGTAGAGGGGGAGTTCTGACCCTATATCCTCCCAGTCAGCCAACTAAAAATCGTGCGTCTGGGCTGCCTTAACCAGCGACCCCACTCCCTGACCATATAAGCCGTCTCCAGAACGCATCCCTCACAATCACGGTTGATCTGTGACCCTGTGAAGTGGACCACCTGCCAACCCCGACGTAAAAGATATCGGTCGCGTTCGGTATCGTAGTTACGCTGCGCCGGGGTGCTATGGAACTCCTGCCCGTCAAGCTCGATTACCACTTTCAGCAATTCCACGCCGGGAATGTTGGTCAAGGCAAAATCCACTCTGTATTGGCCTATTTTGACCTGGGGGGTGAAGTGACCCAGGCCAGACAATCGGCCGTAACCGTGTGCCCAGAACCGCCGCTCGATAGGACTTTCTAAGCGTTTTGTTAATCTATCGAAGCGAACTTGGTCAGGGTTTTTGCGCTTGAGTTTGAACCAGTTTTCTAAGATCATTCGTCACGCTCCCGGACGAGGGCTTCTACAACGAGGCGTATTTTGTGTTGGGTTTTTTCTTCTGTGAGGCCATAGGTAGCCTCAAAATATTCCATAACCTGGGCAGTATCCCACTTGTCTACATTCACAAGGTGGGTAATAGCCGCTACTGTATTAGGCGCTTCACGCTCCAGGTAGGCCAGAGCGCGAGCCGCCGCGTCATCCTGAATGGCTTGCTTGGCCGCCTGCGTTGTTCTAATTGCCACAATCGACCTCCTTTAGATCATCCATAATAAGTTGCTCCTATTATTGCTAATGCTTCATCCACACTGTTCGCGACGTGGACAGTCCCTCGCCAAAGATCGTGAAATTCCTGCTCATCAGGTGTGAGTTTTCGCTTACTTGGCGGCTTGAACCCGTCCTTGATCTCAATAAGATAATTCTGCCCCCGATATCCTGCCACGATGTCCGGGAAGCCAGAGCCAAGTTGAGATGTGATAGCAACGCTGGCCCCGACACCGCGTAGGGCCTGGACTATTTCATTTTGGTTGTCGTCCGTGCGGGCGTCTAGTCTCATATTTCCATCCTCAATAGTGTCGGTTGTACCACTTCAGATGACAGCGCCCCGGTTGTATTCGGAGATAACCAAAGTACTTCAACGCGATCAAGGGCGCCGTCAGCGTAGGCATTGCGCTGAATTCTCTGCCAATCGGGGAACAATTCAATATCATATAAATGGCACGGATAGCCACTAATAACAACCATCCCTCTCAGATCATGCAGCATCTCAGCGAGATCGCGATGATCATTATCAGTCATCTCATGTCGATACGCATTGCCGGCCCACCGCCCCTGGCGCGTCCGAACAACATATGGTGGGTCAATGTAATGCAAGGTTTCCGGGGAATCGTGCGTAATCATTACCTGTGATGCGGGTCTATTTTCAATGACTACGCCGCGCAACC